GAAGCACTTGACGATGGGACTCCTGCATACTATAATAGCAACATATTGGGACGCTATATGCGAAAAGATTATGGAAACTTTCAATGATGAACTCAAAGATACAAGGGAATGGGCATTGGATCGTATCGTCAAACTCTGCAATTTCGGTGATTTTGAAGAGGTTGTGAACGGAGATGCGATACGACAAGAGTTTATGGAATGGATTGTGGTAGAAGAAGATGAATTAGATGTCCTTTCGATGGAGTATTTGAATGACTATTAAGTATACTGATTACGAAATGTATCTTCGTAGACATATTTTAACAACTCTTATGAGACAGAAATTTGATAATAATCGAGCAATATATGAATGTGCAGATGAGTGGATGGAAAAATTTTATGTTCCTCACAGAGGTATTATGGAGCTTTACAAAGCATCACATGATGTGATAGAATATTACAAAACATATTTTGATAAATAAGAGTGCGTTCTAGTACTTAAAATGGTAGATAAGAAACCTGAAGAAAAGGTGAAAACCGAAGAGAAACCAAAAGGTATTCTTGGTAAGATTAAAGAAGGTATTGATGACAAGGAAGAACAACTCGCTATCCTTAGTACATTTGTACGATTAGCAGTTTTGATCTGGGCAGGTGGTATATTAACTCTGGCATATGTCAAGTTACCAGAGGCACTTAAAATTCCAGAACAAAAGCTTGATCCAACTTTCATAGCTTCTGTGTTCACAGGTGTTTTAGCTACTTTTGGGGTTCAAACGTCTACTAAGAAAAATTCTGCGGGTGGTGGATCAGCAAATATCTCTAAGAAAGATATGGAGTTTCTAATTGCAAAAGCATCTGAAACTGCACCTGCACAGACTATACGTATCGAACAAGCACCAGTATCAATCGTTCCAAACGCTACTCCACCTAAAAAATAAGGAGGTTCATGATGAAAAAATGGTTTGCCCTTGGGTTGGGCGGGATTATAGGATTATCCCATATAGGATTAATTGGTATGGTAAGTCGTAAAAATAACTTACCAATCATAAATCCACCGGTAGGACCATATTCATCATATCAAGCAGAGGTGAATAAAGAAGGATATAGAATTACTTACAAGGCAAATGATCCTAAGACGATGTTCATTACAAAAGACATCAAGAACAAGGCAGGTTTCTTAGGATTAGGAAATAATACATCGAAGGTTGTAGAAGAATATGTAATGGATGGTAAGACAAATCAAGGTGGTTCAGTATCTAATCCTAGATCTTGGATGGATCAACCACCAGGTTTGACACAAGAACAAGCAAATGAGATAACTGCTGCGCGAAAAAGTGAAGCCTGTGTCAAAGCAATCGGATCTGCGGAAGGTACAGGCAGAATTGTCGGGACAAGTGTTGGTGCTGCTGCTGCTCCTACTCTTTCCTCTATCCCTTTTGTTGGTTGGGTTGCTGCTGGTTGGGTAGCAATGTTTAGTGGTAATCAAGGTGCGAATATAGGTGGTGGTATGGCAGAAAATTTAAATCAAAACTGTTAGTGAGTCAACACATAAATGCGTAGTTATACTTAGTATGTTAGAATAAATACTAATGTACTGGAGTTGAAACTATCATGTCCCATTACGTCATTGGTTATCACGACCAACTTAATAATCGTTATGAAATTTGTGAATACGCAGAGTCTGCATATGAAGCAATAAAACAAGCAAAAGAGGATTTGCCAGGTATGAAGGCAAGTCCTCTTTCTTGTGAGTATTGTGTCTTGGAGGATTGATGAAAAAATTAAATACAATCGTCTTAGATGTTACAATCTACATCTTAGACTTTCTCTACAGAGGTAGAGATTTTCAAAGGTTTTGGGTGCTAGAAGTCATTGCAAGAGCACCATACTTTGCTTTCATTTCTGTGTTACATTTCCGAGAATCGTTAGGATTACGAGGTGAAGAACATATATATTTGATGAAAGAACATTTCTATCAGGCACTCAATGAAACGGAACACTTGGAGGAAATGGAACTTCGGGAGGGCAATAAGCACTGGATTGATAGGTTCTTTGCCAAACATCTTGTTTTATTTTATTTTTGGATCATGGTTGTTTACTATCTTGTTGATCCTATTGACGCTTATGATATCAACATGAAAATTGAAAAACATGCCTTTGAAACTTATGTCAAATATAGTGCGTATCATCCATTAGATACTAAGATTTCAGAGATTGCCCAAGACGAATATGAGCATTCCAAAGAATTACAGAAAGCAATGTTAATGATTGCATAGATAATACTAATCACAACCATTAGTTTATGTTATCTACACAATATCGTCTTCGCTTAGAAGGCATTTGCAAATCAATTGCAGCGGGAACAGAAGTAAGTATTGATGATATGATATGGGCACAAAAATTAGCAAAAGCTAATACGAGTGCAAGAGGTATGTTATCCTCTGCAAGAAGACTAGCAACAGATCCTGATGGTTCTTGTCTTAAGTACTTAGATATTGGAGATCCAAAATCAGACAAGAAAGGATTTAGTGGTGCAGATGATATCGCAGATTGGTTTAAAAATGATAGATCGGATGATTGGAGACAACGTGACTGACATATCAAATAAAGATTCAGAACAAGATGTGAAAATTGCTGTTCTTGACAGTACTCTTGAGAACGCAACTCGTCGTATGGAATTAATTCATAAAAGAATTGATAGAACAGATGAGAGAATCACTAAATTAAATGAAGATGTAAGAGAAAGAATTAGAGCACTTGAAAAATGGGTATGGGGTGCAGGTGCTGTGCTCACTGCCTTTGTTGTTATAGGTGGTCTTGTTGGTGATTTGGATATTATTCCTGATAGATCTGAGGTGGAGATTACAAAATAATGTGGAAGAAATACTGGAAATTTAATGATTGGGTTGCCAAGAAAGTACTTGGTGAAGAGGTTGATTCTTTAAAAGAATTTGAAGAAGTTCCAAAAAGATGGAAACGATTGAGGAAAGAACCATTTAAATATATTAAGACCACAGGTAAAGAAATTTTTGTTACAAATTTAAGACATGCTTATAAAGTTTATAAGTTATTTAAAAAGTTTTAAATATGGTAGTTTGGAGCATCGTATGGATGATTGTAATACTTCTCATTTCTGTTAGTATTGTGATATACTACATAATGAGATATGATCACTTCTTTCCGAATGATTAAATATATTGCAATACCATTAATATTAGTAGGGTGTACAGCACCGGTAACTGACCCACCTGCACACGCAGAGATTGTGACTTATCGTGAGGAGTTGCAAGGTGAGGTTGATCTATATAATCCAGATCAGTGGATGCAGATGTATGGGATATACGAAAGAAATCGAAGAAGAGAGATAATGGAACAAAATATGACTGATCCAAAAACATCTATAAATAGTGCACTAGAAGATTTTTGGGAGAAACAAAATGGGAGCAATGACTCCACCGAGTCGGAAGAGTTGTTATAACTTCCGAGTCATCGAAATCAATCGTGTGGTTGATGGAGATACAATCGATGTAACAATAGATTTAGGATTCGATCTATATAAAAAAGAAAGAGTTCGTATTGCCGGAGTTGACACTCCTGAAAAAAGGACTCGTAATTTAGAGGAGAAGGCACTTGGAATTGACGCTACTAACTGGCTTAAAGAAAAATTGGAAGGTGCTATTGATGGCGACGATGATCTCGTCATCCGTACTGAGCTTGATGGCGGTGTCGGGAAGTACGGGAGGTTATTGGGATGGTGTTACATCGGTGACTCCGACTTGTCCCTCAACGAAATGATGATCGCCGAAGGTTACGCTCACGCATATGATGGTGGAACTAAGAATATGGATCTAGAAGCATTACGTGAGATACGTAGATCAAATGGAACTTTAAACGAAGGTTAAAACTATGCAAAAAATTATTAACGGAATCGCTATTGCAAGCGGAGTTGTATCACTTACAGTCGTAGGACTTGGTGGTTACGTGTTCATTAGAAAAGATGCTATCATTGATGGTGTCAAATCAAAAATAATTGAATCAGTTTCTGGTAAAATGGGAGATATGTTACCAGATATAGTTGGTGGTTCAATACCA